TCTGGAGAGTCCTCAGGTACGCGTCTTTTGTCGTTTCAACGGGCGTCGCAGACGAGGGCCGAATGAAGAACATCAAGCAGCTCATTCAGGACGAGGCCGACACGAAGGCCGCGATCGCCAAGCTCAAGAAAGAAGGCCGCGCCCTGAATGCGGTGGCCGAGCGCACGCCGGAGCAGGGCGCGCGCTTCACGGCCGTCTTCGCCGAGCTCGACGCGCTCGAAGAGAAAGCCGAAACGATCGCCGCCGATCTCGTGATCGCCCGTCGGCTGCAGGACGACGAGCGCCACAGCGGCGCGGTCGCGGCCACCGTGATCGAGGTCGGCCAGGACTTGGCCACCACGCGGCCCGTCACCCTCGGCGAACTCATGCAGGCGATGGCCTACGAGGCGCCGCAGATGCCGGCCCATCGGAAAGCCTCGATTCTGCCGCACGGCGTCGCGCCGCATGTCGCGGCCGTCCTCCACGCCCCGGAGCTCCAAGCGGCCGCCTCCGGCGCGTCGTCCGGCGTCCCGGAATCGGGCGGCGTGCTCGTCAAGAACGAATGGAATACCTCGCTCCTGACGCGCGTCCAGGAGGAGGGCCACCTAGCGGGGCGCTGCTTCCCGATGCCGATCGGCGAGGGCAGTGACGGGGTGGAAGCGCCGTATGTCGACGAAACCAGCCGCGCGACCGGCTCCCGCTGGGGCGGCGTGCAGGTCTACCGCGCGGCGGAAGCCGCGGCGATGACGGGCGCGCAGGTCAAGCTCGGGAAATTCGAACTCCGTCTGGAAGATCTGGTCGGCCTCTTCTACGCGACCGACCGCGTCCTGCGCGATGCGACGTTGCTCGAAGCGCTGGCGATGAAGGCCTTCGGATCGGAATTCGCGTTCAAGCTCGACGACGAGATCGCGCGCGGCACCGGCGCCGGCCAGTGCTTGGGGATCATCGGCAACGCGCCGACGGTCTCCGTCGCGAAGGAAACCAATCAAGTCGCGGCCACGATCGTCTTCGAGAACATCATCAAGATGTACTCGGTCCTGCTCGCGCGCTGCATGCCTGGCGCCGAGTGGTTCATCAATCAGACGGTCCTGCCGCAACTCTTCAAGATGTATCTCGCGGTCGGGACCGCCGGCGTGCCGGTGTATCTGCCGGCGAACGGGGTCTCGGCGACCCCCTACGGGACGCTGATGGGCCTCCCGGTGAATGTCATCGAGCAGGCGTCGGCGCTCGGCACGGTCGGCGACATCATTCTCGCCAATCTCCACAACGACTACGCGCTCATCAGCAAGCCGATGACGCAGGCGTCGTCGATTCACGTGTTGTTCACGAGCAACCAGACGACGTTCCGCTGGGTCTGGCCGGTCATCGGCAAGCCGGTCTTGGCGGCCGCGATCACGCCCTACAAGGGCAGCGGCACCTTCGGCCCGTTTGTCACGCTGGCGACCCGCGCCTAAGTCGGGAGCGGCCTTTTTTCTGAGGACCTGAGCATGTCGAATATTTCGCTCCCGACGAAGTTCAAGATCGTCCAGGCGTTCGCGCCCAAGACGACCAACGCGGCCCTGAGCTCGCAAGTCATCACCGTCAAAAACGCGGTCAAGGTGTGGCTCGTGCTGCACTTCACCAACGCGGTCGGGTTCGCCTCCGCGCCCACGCTCCGCCAGGCGACCGACATCGCCGCGGGCACCAATGCCGCGGGGCCGACCTCGCGCATCTGGGCGAATGAAGACGCCGCAGCGACCGACACGCTCGTCGCGCAAACGGCCGGCGCCCTCTACACGATGGCCGCCGACATCAAGCTCAAGATGGTCGTCTTCGAAATCGATCCGGCCAGTCTGACCGACGGCTACGACTGCCTCTACTGCACGATCGCGACCTCGTCCCAGGCGACGAACTTCGTGGCGGGCGAGTGGGTGATTCAGACGAACTTCCAGCAGGCGACGCCGCCGAGCGCGATTCTCGACTAACGCGAGGGCCCTGAGCATGAATCTGAATCAATCGCAGCAGGACCTGCTGCGGACCTTCGTCACGGGGATCAAGGTCGGCCCGAAGGCGTCGACGGCCTACACGACGACCGTCCCGCAGACGTTGTTCACGATTGCGGTCGGCAAAGTGCTCGTGAAGCTGTTCATGGCGACCGTGTCGACGATCCACGCGGGCGCGACCCAGAACATCAAGACCCAGACGGCCCCGACCGCCGGCACCGCCGTGGCGCTCTCGACCGATCTGGACACCAACGCGCTCGAGGCGGGCGCGACGCTCTACGTCGAAGGCGACGGCACCGCGACGGTCAAGGCCAACGGCGGCGTCGTGCTGACCTCCGCCACGGGCAGCGGCGGCTTCATCGTGTCGCCCGGCACCATCACCTTTACGCCGAGCGCGACGCAGACCGGGGCGACCAGTTGGGAACTCTGGTACGTGCCGCTCGACGACGGCGCGTACGTCACGTAACGCGCGATCTTTTTCGGCACTGAGGAGAAGAGACCCATGGCTGACGCCATTCAGATCGCGATTCGCAAGGGCAACGTCCTCAACCAGGCCACCGCCGGGGGCAACGAACTCGGCGAGCAATTCATCGCACAGGGCCTGCCCCCCTATACCGAAATGACCCGCAAGGGCCAGGCGTGGGCCACGATGAGCGTGACCGCCGTCGCGGGCCTCGTCGTGCGGCCGTCGACCGTCTGCGCGCTGGAGCTCTGGAACGGCTACAACACGGGCGGCCCGAGCCTCATCGTCGATCGGCTCTTCTATTTCAACCTGGTCTCGACCAACGTGATCGAAGGCTTCAGCGGCTGGGCCCAGGTCACGGCCGCGAAAGCGGCGCCCTCGAGCGCCAGCCTGGTCGTGCGCGGCAACTCCGGCAAGGCGTACAGCGGGGCCGTCGTCAATGCCGTCGGCACCACCGTCATCGACTCCGGCTGGTTTCCCTGGACAAGCGCCTATCAGAAGGGCGCGGGCGGCGTCGTGCCGTTTGGCGCGGTGATGGCCACCGTCGAAGGCCGGCTCATCGTCCCGCCGGGCAGCTCGCTCTGCCTGCATGTCGTCAGCTCGCTCGTCGGTGAGACCTTCACCCAGGGCGCGAGCTGGTACGAAGAGACCCTCACGATCGCGTAGTCAGGCGCATGTCGCGATGGCCTTGTCCCTTGTCACGGCGCCGACGACTGAGCCCGTCACCGTCAGCGAAGTCAAAAGCCACTGCAAGATCACGAGCAGTGACGGCGAACCCGCGCCGACCCTGATCACCGCCGCGCTCGCGGCCGTCCCGATCGCCGGCAACCTCGAGAACGGCACGCATCGGTATCTGGCGACCTTCGTCACCGCCGACGGGGAAACCGACGCGGGCCTGGCGTGCGCGGCGGTCACCGTCACCGATAAAACCGCCAACGGGAAGATCGAACTGAGCGCGATTCCGCTCGGCGGCTCCGCCGTCACGGCGCGCAAGATCTACCGGCAATTCAACAGCACGGGCACCTTCAAGCTCCAGTCGACGATCAGTAACAACACGGCGACGACCGCCACGGACAACGTCGCGAACGCGAGTCTGGGGGCCGACGCGCCGACGACGAACACGACCAGCGATCCCGAGCTCCTCAGTTGGATCACCGCGGCACGGCAGTACTGCGAAACGTTCACGCACCGCGCGTTGGTCAGCCAGACCTGGGATCTCGCTCAGGACGTGTTTCCGAACGGCTTTGAGTCGCTGTGGATTCCGAAGCCGCCGCTCGTGTCGGTGACCAGTGTCAGCTACGTCGATCAACCCGGCGTGACGCAGACCTGGAGCGCGAGCCTCTACACGGTCGATGCCCCCGCGGGGCCCTGGGCGCGTCAAGGGCGGATCGTGCCGACCTATCTCCAGATCTACCCGGTGACCCGGGCGATTGAGAACGCGGTCACCGTGCGCTTTGTGGCCGGCTACGGCGCGGCGGCGAGTGTGCCGGCGCCGATCAAAGTCGCGATGAAATTGCTCATCGGCCACTGGTGGGTGAACCGGGAAGCGGGCGCCCTCGTGCGCGCGTCGGCCGACATTCTGCCGTTCGGCGTCGTTGAACTGCTGTACCCGTTCAAGGCGTTCTGAGCATGAGCACGATCGGCCAGAAACGCACCCGCGTGCGGATCGAGAAAGCCGTCGAGGTCAGCGATGGCCAGGGCGGGAAGACGAAGACCTATGCGCTGCGGTGCGTCGTCGCGGCGCATGAGCGGCCGTTGACCGGGACCGAAGCGTTGCGCGCGGCGCAAGTCACGGCGGTCTTGAGTTCGGTCTGGGAGATCTGGTGGCGATCGGATCTGTCCGTGAAGGATCGGATCCGCGTCGGCGCGCGTGTCGTCGAGATCGAAAGCTTCTACGACCCGACCGACACGCGCGACGAACTCTTTTTGGTCTGCAGTGAGGTTCAGGCGTGAGTAGTTACTCGGCCCTCTCGCCCGTCTCGGCCGCCGTCTACACGGCGTTGAACGTGGCCAGCTTGACGGCGCTCGCGCCCGGCGGCGTGGGCGATGACATCGCGCAGGGGACCGGGTATCCGTTCGTGCTGTACGAAGTCCACGAGACGCGCGGCGGCGGGCTGGGCACGAAGCCGGGCCAGGGGCAGCTGCCGGAGATCGATCTGATCGTGCACGTGTTCTCCCAGTTCGAAGGGCTGAGTGAAGCCCAGAGCGTGATGGCCCAAGTGATTCACCTGCTCGCGGATCCGCCGACCGTGACCGGCTACGGGAGCTGGGCGATCTTCCATGACGAGACGATCAATCTGGGCGATCAGATCGTGGCGGGCCTGAAGGTCAAGGAACTCGTGGCGCGGTTCCGGTTGTACGTCGAAGAGGGGACCATCCCCGAAGCGGACCCGCCGTCGTGGGTGCAGGCGGACTGGATCTAGATGAGCAACGTCCTCAAGCACAAATTTGTGAGTCTGAAGGCGGACGGCGCCGACACGACGAAGCTGCGCCCGAGCGACTGGGACGCGGAACATGCGTTCTCGGGCGGGGCGCTGGGATCGATCCTCTATCGAGACACCGGGGAAAGTGACGGCGCGTCCTGGTTGGCGGATGTCGCGGTGGGGTCTGTGCTGGTCTCCGGCGGGGTCGGGGCGGCCCCGGCATGGAGCGCGAGCCCCTACATCAGCGGGCAGTTGGGGATCGGGGCCGTACCGTATGCCAACAACGCGCTGTACCTCCTCAATCCGAATGGCCCTGGCTTACATATCAAAGGCGGCACGAGCAGCAACACGCGCTCGGCGATCGTCTTTGAAAACTCGGCTGGTGCGATTCGGGCGGTGTTCAACCCCGAGGGGCAGTTCTACACGAATGGCTGGATGACGATCTCCGGCGCGTTCACGGCAACGCAGAACGCGAACGGCGACATCACGGTGTTCACGACGGGGGCCAGCGGCCTGACGACCATGCTCGACGTGGTGTCGGACATCACCGGTCCTACGATTGTCGCGAAAGCCACCGCCGGGGGCTGGAATTTTCAGGGGCTCGACGTCAGCGCCAACTATACATTCAGCATCGAAAAAGACGGCACGGTGATGTGGGGCGCCGGCTCCACGAAGGGCTCAATGGACACCGCCCTCGCGCGCAATGCCGCGGGCGTTTTGGAAATCAACAACGGCGTCATTGGCACGTTCCGAGATCTCCAGCTCCGCGCGCTCACGGTCTCCACCAACATCACCCTCACGAACAACATCATCCTCGCGAACAACAGCGGCATCCTCCAGATTAAGGACACCGGTGGCACTGCCCGCAACATGTTGTACAGCGACAACGGTAACGTCTTGCGCCTTCAGCAACTCGCGGCCGGGAACTTCATCATCAAGCCGGGGTCCGCGCAGCAGTTGCGCGTGATGAACAACGCCGAGAGCGCCTACGGGCTGGTGATGTTCGACGGCACACTCGACCTGACCGTGGGCACGAATACGGATGGGAATTATCGGCTCCACGTCGCGCGGTCGGGATCGTCGGGCACGCTGTTGGCCTACGACTCCACTGCCAGCACCGGTGTCACGAACTGTGTCGTGCGCGAAGGGGCGGGCCAAGCCGCGAATCAAGTCTTTGGCATTACGGCGACCGACGGCACGACACTCCGCTTCGCGGTTCGGAACGGCGACATTCTCTGGGGCACGGCGCTCGTCGCGCTCGGGGGCGGCGCGGCGCCGACCCTCGGCACCATCGCTGGCACCGGCCCCACGGTCGCGGGCCAGAACAGTTGGCTGCGCGTGCTCGATTCCACTGGCGCGGCCTGCTGGCTCCCGGTCTGGAAATAACGCTATGCCCAATCCTCCCGATCATCACCTGAAACTCTTGATTGGCGATCTGGTCGTCAAGCTGGCTCTGGTGTCGGCGGAGAACGAAGCCTTGCGTGAGCAGCTCGCCGCCCAGACGCCCGCGAAGAAGAAGACGAAGGATCCCGCATGAGCGACCCGCAGCCCTTCAATGCCCCGGTGATCGTCGATGCGCACGGCCAGCCCGCGCGCGCGCCCGCCGATCGCGCGTGTCCGCGCTGCGGCGCCTGGCCGGAACGCCGGGTGCTGTCGAGCGGCTTCGGATCCCCGCATGACGTGTGCAGCGCCTGTGGGCATGACTTCGAGGAGCGCACCCTGTGAGCGGCAAAGTTGGATCGGCAAGTTTCTCCGTGTTCTTGGTGGACGGCAGCGATTTGCTGCCCGCGAAGGTGAAATCCGTCTCGCACAAGATCACCGCCTTGAACGAAGCGACGCTCGGGTTGGGCGACAGCGCCGAGGGGAAGACGCCGACGGGCGTCTCGAAGATCGACCTCACGCAGAGCGGGGCGTTCTTTGACGATGCGACCAACGGCGCGCATGCGCTCTTGACGCCGACCAGTGCCACGGCCGTGAGCCGGATCGTGACCTTCGCCTACAACGGCAACACGCTCGGGAATCCCTTCGTGGGCATCTCGGGCGCGTACGGGATGAGCTACGAGGTGATCGGCCAGAGCGCCAAGCTCACGAAGGCCAACGTCAGCTACGAGGTCTCGGGCACGCTCGATCGCGGCGTCATCCTCCAGATCCAAGGGGCCTTGACCACGACCGGCAACGGCACCTCGGTCGACTACACGCTCGACCCCTCGCAACGGAACATCCCGATCACCTCGGCCACGAAAGCGAACCCGTGTGTGGTGACGACGACGGTCCCGCACGGGCTGACGACGGGGCAGAAGGTCCTGATCGCGGCCAACACCTTGGCGGGGCCGAGCATCAACAGCGATCTCGCCGTCACCGTGGTCTCGACGACGACCTTCTCGGTGGCCGTGAATACGACGGGGAGTTCCGGCGCGGGCACGGGCGGCTCGTTCGTGCTGAGTAGCTCGGTCAACGGCGGCGCCGGCGTGCAGGCCATCAGCGCCTACAGCGGCTTCACCGGCGTCATCGGGAAGATCCAGCACGCGCCGGACGACAGCACGTGGGCGGATCTCCTCACCTTCGCCAACGTCACGACCGGGCCCGGCGCGCAGCGCGTGACGGCCGCCGGGACTGTGGATCGCTATACCCGGTACGTGCGGACGGTCTCGGGTGCCGGATCGATTACGCCGTTTGTCGGATTCGCCCGTTAACCAGCAGGAGAACACACCATGGCCGCCGGCAAACACGGAAGTTCGGAAATCACCATCAGCTATGACGACGGGCCTGGAGGCACGCCGCGCACGATCACGGCCTTCGTCCTGACGATGGGCGGGATCAAGATCACGTCCAACATGCAGGCCAACACGCCCTACGGCGCGACGATCGAGGCGAAGCTGCCGACCGGCGTCAGCAAGTACGACCCGATCACGATTCATGGCTACTGGGATGACACGGCGACCACCGGGCCGCATACGGTCTTCCTCGCCCCGGACACGAGTCCGCAAGCGTCGACGCGGACGCTGGCGATCGTCATGGGCAACAGCAAGACGTGGACGTCGGAAGGGTACCTCGAATCGTACGAAGTCCTGAGCAAGGCGGGGAACCTCAGTGAGTTCAACGCCGTGCTGATCCAGAACTCGGGCGCCTGGTCGTAACCGCGATGAGTATCTTCGCGAGTCAGACGTCGCAGACGATCCCGATCCCGGGCGCCGCGCCGCACACGGTCACGATCCGGAAGCTGACGGCGGGCGAGCTGGACGCCGCGCAAGGCGTGCATCTGCGGACGACGCTGGCGGGCCGGTGGGCGCCGCATGGCTGGGCCGCGCAGTTCACGCAGCACCTCGCGAAAGGGACGGCGACCCCGGTCGAGGCCGAGCGCGTGCTCAGCGATCCGTTGAACGGGTACGACCGGCACACGCTGGTGAAGGCGGGGCTCGTCGCGTGGAGTGTCCCGGATCCCGTGCTCAGTCCCGAGGCGATCGACGACCTCGACGACGACACGCTGGAGTTTTTCGCGCGCGAGATTCTCCAGGTGTCGAAGCCGTCGCTCTTTCGCACGCCCGAGGAGGCGGAGGCGGCCCGAAAAAACGCCTCCGGCTTCTTCACCTCGGTCTAGAGGGGAAGGGGCCGCTCCCGTTCGAGCACTGGATCGGCCGCGTGAGCGAGGAGTTCGGCGGGATGAAGCCGTCGGACGTGCTGGAGGAATGGGCGCGGCTGCCGGTGGGGTTCCTTGAAACGCTGATCGAGTATCGCGCCTACGCGGCGGCGAAGCGGGCGAACGACGTCGACCCGACCGGGTGGAGTTCGTCGCCGCTCCGGACGTTGGCCTTTCAGATCGAGATGGCGTTGGCGCAAGAGGAGATGACTGGTGAATAGCGTGCGCGTGTCGCTCGATCCCAACGACGTGCGCGAGAAGCTGGACGGCCAGACGCTCGCGCACGCGCTGCAGCCGTTCGTCAAAGCCGCGTCCCGGGTGTCGGCCGATCACGTGTGCGCGGAGGCGAAGGCGCGGCTCCAGCGGCAATTGAGCGGCACATCGACCGGCGTCACGGTGGCCGGCATCGTGGTGAAAGCGGATCGCTCGGGCTGGGGCTGGATCGTGGATGCGGGGAACGTCACGACCCCGATGCTCGATCGCTGGCTCGAATCCGGCACGGTCCACATGCGCGCGCGGCCGTTCTTCTTCGCGAGCGCGCAACTCGAGCAGAGCGCGCAGCTGAGCCGGGTGCAGTCGGCCGTGCATGCGGCGTTGTCCGAGTACGGGCTGGGAGATGCCCGCTAGATCATGGCGAACACCGGGGCCGATCTCGTCGTCCGCGTCGCCGCCAACATCGACAGTCTCAAGACCGAGATGGTGGCCGCGGCCGCCTCGATCAAGACGATCGAGGAGACGACCACCCGCGCCAGCAAAGCGAGCGAAGCCTGGACGGGCGTCCTCGACGAGCTCGGGAAAAGCTTCGGCGTGCGCGTGGCCGAAGGGATGCTCCTGCGCGATGTCATCCGCCACGTGATCGACTTCGGCCAGGAAGTGCTCGCGTCCGGCGATGCCATCCAGAAGATGGCCGATCAGACGAGCCTCACGACCGACGAAGTCCAGCGGTTCATGTACATCGCCGGGCAATCGGGCACCTCGGTCGAGGCGCTCGTCGGCGCCGTCCAAAACCTGCAGCAGCGGCTCGGCGATGACAAGACGGGCGCGGCCGGCGCGCTGCGCGATCTCAACATCAACCTCGAAGCGTTCAAGAGTCTCGACCCGTACGAGCAGATGGTGTCGCTGTCGGAGGCGATCCGGGGCGTCGAGGATCCGACCGAGCGCGCCAGTCTCGAAGCCGCGCTCTTCGGCAAAACGTGGAAGGAAGTGGGGCCCGCGATTCTCTCCGAGATGCGCCAGGTCGGGGACGCGGCGCCCGTCATGGCGGATGGGACGGTGAAAGCGCTCGACCGGATCGGGGACGCTCAGAAGCGCGCCCATCAGCAAGCGGTCGCGTGGGGCGGCGGCGTCGTGCTGGCGATTGAAGAAATGGGCTTCGCGCTCTACGACTACCTGTCGATGTACGACCCCGCGCATTTCGGCGTCGCGACGTCGACCCTTCTCGCCCATGAAGTGGAACTCAACGATCCGGACGGCCTGAAAGGGGCCCTCGCGAGCATTAAACCGCCGATTCTCGCCATCGGCGAGGCCTTCAGCGTCATGGCCATGAGCGAGGACGAGGTGCGGGCGGCCGACAAGGAACTCACCGAATCGGCGCGCGCGCTCATGAAGGTCAACCAGGACATGGCCGACGCGATGGCGCATCTGAACGCCGTCGGCGACGACTGGCACCAGACGCTCGATCGCATCGATGGCACGGTCGTCGAGGCGATCAAGTACTACCTCGCGGCCGGCGTGTCGCAGACGGCGCTCGCGACCGCCTACGGCCTGACCGCCGAAGAGATCCATGCGGTCGCGGATGCCCGGAAAGAGGACCTCGAGGCGGCGAAGGCCGAAGACGCCATCCTGGCCGCGTTTGAGCAGGACCGGATCGAGCGCGCGCGCAGCATCACCGAGGGCATTCACGCGGAGACCGAGGCCCTCGACGAGAACGTGAAGTCCGTGCACGCGCTCGCGGGCGAATGGCTCACCGTCGCCGAGGCGAAAAAGAAAGCCCTGGCCGGCGGCTCGAAAACCTACGACCTCACCAAAGAAGAAGACCGCAACCGGCTGGAAGAAGACGATCCGATGGTCGTCGGGTTCCTCCATGACGGCTACTCCCTGGCCCAGGCCTACCAGCTCCAACTCGGGCGGCAGTGGAATTTTCAGGTGAACATCCCGCACAAAGGCCCGCGCGTGCCGGGCTATGCGAGTGGCGTCCAGGATGCGCCGGGCGGCTGGGCGACCATCGGCGAACGGGGCCCGGAGACGATGTTCGTCCCGCCGCACGCGAGTATCTATCCGACGGGCAGCGGGGCCGGCGCGACGACGGTGAATATTTTCATCACGCAGCCGCTGGGCACGCCGACCGAGATCGCGCGCGTCGTCGGCCAGGCGCTCGACACGCGCATGCGGCAGCTGGGCGTTCGCAGTCCGAGTGGGGCCTGACGATGGCGACCCTCAGCGGATCCGATCGCGCGAAGATGTTCTCGGTCATCGGCCTGATCCGATCGGGCGCGGGCCGATCCGGCTGGGAACCGATCGGGGCCTTCTATGCGATGTACGCGCAGGCCGGCACGGCGCGCGCGGGCGCGGTCCGCAGTAACTACCACTCGCCGTGTCTCTTCGTGTCGGTCAACGGCGTGCAGCGGGCGACGGGCCGGATCGATCTCCCCGCCAAGATCCTCGACGGGTCCTTGTCCATCAGTGAAGTCCAGGGCCAGACCCCCAACACGTGCAGCTTCACGGCGAAGGGCTGGACCCCGACCGTCGGCCTGCCGATCGTGATCACGCTCGGGTCGATCAACAACCTCGATCGCTTGTATGCGGGCCAGATCCTCTCGACCGATCAGACCTACGTCGGCACGCCGGGCAACGCCGCCTACCACGCGAACTGCATCGACTGGACCTGGGGCCTGAACAAGCAGCACGTCACGACGCGCTACACGAATACCTCCGCGACGACGATCGCGCAGGCCCTGATCGCCAGCTACGCGCCGGGCTATACGTCGGTGAATGTCCAGGCGGGGCTCGCGACGGTCGACCAGATCACGTTTACCAACCAGGATCTGAGTGCGTGCCTGACGCAACTCGCCAAACGCATCGGCGCCGACTGGCACGTCGACTACCACCAGGACCTGCACTTCTTCACGGCGGACGCCTCAGAAACGAACCCGACGATCCTGAACGCGGCCCATCCGACCCTGGACAGCCTGGGCGTGACGCGCGACGGCGGCGCCTGGGTGAACCGGGTGTACTTCGACGGCGGCGGGGCGAACGCGCAAGGGCCCGTGGCGGTCGGCGAGACGATCCTGCCGGTCGAGACGGCCGTCTGGTACGAAGCGACTGGGGGCGTCGTCCGGTGCGGGCCGCAGTCGCTCACCTACACCGGGCGATCGCTCGGCGGCGGCGGCGCGCTGGTCGGACCGGGGATCGGCCCCTCCACGGCGCTCAGTGCCGCGCTGGCGGACGGGGCCGGCATCGAGACCGGCGATCACGTCTACGCGGTGACGTATGTGACAGCGGCGGGGGAATCGCTGCCGGGCCCCTTGCTGACGGTGACGGTGGGGGTCGTGGCGGCGCCGCTGACCGCGCCGATCGTCGCCGCCCCGGTCGCGGGGCCGGGCCCGGACGCCGGGCTGCATACCTACGGCGTGACCTTCGTGACGGCGATCGGCGAGACGACGGCGAGTCCGCTCTCGACCTCGGTCACGACGACGATCCTCGCGACGCCGACCGTGCTCATGAACGCGACCTACACGAATGCGGGCGGCGGGCCGTACCCGTTTGTGACGGGCGAGCTCGAACGCGACTGGGCCTATACGTGGGGGACGCCGACGGGGGAGACCTTGCCGAGTCCGCTCGAGGCGCCCTTCTCGGGCCCGGGCGTCGGCGGGGGCGGCCCGTTCAAGGGCATCATGACGGTCCCCGTCGGGCCGCTGGGCACGACGAGCCGGAAGATCTACCGGACCGTCGCGGGCGGCAGCCAACTCAAGCTCGTCCGCACGATCGCCGACAACGTGACCACCGCGGCCGACGACACGGTCGCCGACGGCGACCTCGGCGCGAACGTCCCGACGACCAACACCGCGACCTTCGCCACGGTGGCCTTGACCGGGATCCCGCTCGGCGCGGCGAATGTCACGAGCCGCAAGCTCTATCGCACGGCCGCCGGCGCAGCTCAAGCTCCTGGCGACGATCGCCGACAACGTGACGGCGACCTACAGCGATGCCCTGGCCGATAGCACGCTCGGCGCGAACGTCCCGACGACCAACACCGCCACGGCCAATCAAGTGGCGCTGGCCGCGATTCCGGTCGGGGCCGCCGCGGTCACGAGCCGACGGATCTATCGCACGGTGGCCGCGGGATCGCAGCTGAAGCTCCAGGCGACGATCGCCGACAACCTCACGACGACCGCCACCGACGCGACGGCGGACGCGGGGTTGGGCGCGACGGTGCCGGTCACGGACACCTCGGGGCTCGCGCAGCCGGCCGGCCAAATCCTCGCGGGCGCGACGTCCCTCAGTCTGGCGGATGCGCGGGCGTTTCCCGCGACCGGCGGCTGGGCCGTGATCGGGAACGGCCAGCAGATCATCCGGTACACCGGGACCACGGGGAATTCGCTGACGGGGATCCCGGCCTCGGGCGCGGGCGCCATCGTCGCGACGATCGCCTACAACTCGACGGTGACGGCCTCCCCGCAGATCACCGGCATTCCCGCGTCGGGGGCCGGGTCGATCCGGTACGGGATCCTCAAGGGCGATCCGGTGAACCTGCGCGTGCAAGTCGACGACGTCGCCGGCCAGCTCGCGCTCAAGGCCCTGTTCGACCACGACGGCACGTTCGACGGGATCTGCGACGCGACGTTTCAAGACGGCACGCTCGGCCACACCGAAGCGCTCGCGCGCGCGCGGGCGCAGCTGACCTTGCTGAATCAGTTGACGGTGAGCGTGCGCTGGACCTGCCGCGACACGAACACGCACGCGGGCCGGACGATGACCGCCAACATCGTCACGCCCACCGCGCTGCAGGGCGCGTTCCGCGTGCAGGCGGTGACGATCAGCGGCTTCGCGCCGGCGATCCTCCCCACCTACCAGGCGTCGGCGTCCGCGCTGCGCTTCAGTTTTGACGATTTGTTGCGGCTGCTGCACGGCCAGGTGGCCGCTTAAGGATCGGCATGTTGATCACGAGAACGGCGTGGACGGACGACGATGGGTCGGGGACCACCGGGACCATTTTGAACAATGCCGAGAAGACCGCGCTCTACGTGCAGATCGATGCGGCGATCAAACACTCGACCTGCTCGGTCTACAACAACGCGGTCCAGAGTATCGGCTCGGCGAGTCACACGGCGCTGACGTTCAACGCGGAAGAGTGGGACGCCGACGCGTTGCATTCGACGGGCGCGAACACCAGTCGGATCACGATCCCGACCGGCGGCGCCGGCGTCTGGTGGGTCCATCTGAACGCGATGTGGGCGCCGAATGCGACCGGGCAGCGCATCGCGCGGTTCTACAAAAACGGCGCGGCGGTCGGGCCCGTCGCGTACGTCGTCGGCGCGGCGACCTACGAGATGGCGCACAACCTCGTCGGGCTGATCACGGTGGCCGATGCCGATTACCTCGAAGCGTTCGTGTATCAGAACTCGGGCGGGAATCTGGATATCGGCGCCGCCGGCGCCCCGAACGCGGCGAGTGCGCGGTTGCAAGCGGCGCGGGTGAGCTGATGGTCGATTGGAATCCGCTCATCGTCGCGCTCAGTGCCATCCTGCTCGCCCTCGCCGCCGCCGTGCCCGGGTACCTGGCGTACGTCACCGCGAAGGCGAACGGCCGCCAGAGCGACCGGCAGGGCCACAAACAGGACGCCCAGAACGAGGCGCTGCTGGAACAGGGCAGCAGAATTCACGCCAACGGCGCCCGGCTGGAAACGGCGGTCGCCGAGAACACCGACATCTCGACCCAAGCGTTTCATGAAGCGAACACGGTCAACATCAAGCTCGAAAAGCTCGGGCTCGCGCATCAAACCGCGCTCCTCGAGAACACGGCGGCCATGCACGAGCGGTTGAGCACCATCGCCGCCGCCGCCGTGGCCGCCGCCATGGCGGCCGCGCGCACGGTCGCCGACGAGGCCCGGAAGCCCAAATGAGCCGGACCTTGCTGCTGGGTGGCCTCGTCGTCGGGCTCGTGCTCGCGAGTGCGTGTGGCGCGAAGCTCGTCCCGGTCGTCGTGGTGCTGCCGTTGAAGCACGACATCAGCGCGTGGGTGAACGACGACGAAGTGTGTGTGACGTTGCCGTCGCCCGAGCAGGTCTACGTCCGCTATCGGTGTATGTCGATGTCGGCGATTCGGTCGGTCATCTTGAGTACGCGATCGGCGGATGAGCCATGACGCCGCTGCTGCTGCTCCTGCTTGTGACGCGCCCCTATCACGTGGTGGCGATCCCGGATCTCCCCACCGCGCGCCAGACGCACGTGGAAGTGTCCGGCCGCGTCATTTACGTGCGGCACGAAGTCGACGGCGACTGGCACGTCCGCCTCCGGCACGGGTCGGCGTCCATCGTGGCCGAGATCATTCCGCTGATTCCGCTACCGGTGCCGCGGCTCGGGCAGTGCGTGACCCTCCGCGGCATTCGGCGCGTGGACCGGGAGAAGGGGCACCGGAATCAGAGTGAGGTGCATCCCGTGGAAGCGATTCAGGTCGTGCCATGTCGATGACGCCCAGCGAGCGCGACCTGATGCGCACCCTCTCGATTCAGAACGAAGGCTTGCGCTACTCGGCCTATCAGGACTCGCTCGGCTTCTGGACGATCGGGATCGGCCGCTTGATCGATGGACGACGCGGGGGCCGGCTGTCGCCTGACGAAGTGATCTATTTGTACGAGCACGATCTGGACGACGTCCTCGCGGACCTCTCGACGTTTTCGTGGTTCGCCCCGCTCAGTCCCGTGCGACAGCGCGCGGTGTGCGATCTGCGGTTTCAGCTCGGCCCGGCAGGCTTACGGGACTTCCACCAGATGATCGACGCGTTGACCTGGGGGAACCTGCCGAGTGCCGCGCAGCACCTCCGCCATTCGAAACTCGGGCGCGAGCAGGCGCCGCAGCGCACCGCGCAAACCGCGCAGATGTTGGAGACCGGGATCGCGTGACCAAGGGCCGCCAAGGCTTTGCCTCGATGGATCCGGCGCTCGTGCGGGCGATTGCCCGGCTGGGCGGAACGGCCGCCCACGCGAAGGGCACCGCGCACCGCTGGACGCGTGAGACCGCGCGCGCGGCGGCGTTGAAGGCCGGGCGGACCCGCTGGCGCCGCGCCGAAGGATTGGAAAGGAAACCATGACTGAATCCGTGCGGACGCGTCGCGTCGTCCTTCTCGCCGTCCTGCTGGTGGCGTCGGCCTGCGGCGGCGTCTCGCCGAAGGCCGCGATCGATCGAGCCGACCGATCCGCCTATGTCGCCCTCCGCACGTTTCAACAAGCCGAAACCGGCGCCTGGCAGACCCGGCAACGCTGGTTGTCGGCGGACCGGCACATCGAAATCAACCGACGGGTGTCGGCCGCCTATCAACTGATCGCCGACGTCGCGAACCTCGGGATCTCGTTGCCCCCGGGATCCCATTTCACCGTCGACGATCTGGCCGCGCTCGCGAAGTTGACCCAGGTCGTCGCCGACATTCTCCAACTGACGAAAGGCGCCCCGCCGGCCGTGCAGCAGCAGGCGGCGGTGCTCGAGGGGAAAGCCGACGCGCTTAAGGTCGCCGTCGCCGGAGGGGTGCGATGAAGGTCCATCTTCAACACCTGGCCGCGCTCGCCACGGCGCTGCAACCGTTCATGGCGCCCCAACTGGTGGGCGTCCCGCAGCTCCTGGGCGCGCTCATCGGCGCCGGCCTGCTCACCGACGCCCAAATCGACGACCACTTGCGCGAGACGATCGCGCTCGCGCTGACCGCCAAAGCCGAAGCTGACCGCGCCGTGCGCGGGGAGGATCCGCAATCATGAAGACCGACAAATGCGTGTGGGGCGTCGTCCTGCTGGTCGCGTGGCTCGCGCCGTCCTCGGTGCACGCGCAAGGGGCTCCCGCGGTGGCGACGTTGACGTGGACGCAACCCGCCGCGAGTCGCGACAACGCGCTGAGCTACACGTATCAGCTCTACCCGGATGCCGCGACGATCGGCACCCCCGTGACGGCCGTGACGTGTACGGCGCTCCAGCCGACCATGGACCCGACCGGCCAAATCCTGCTGACGTTCGCCTGCACGGGCCGCTATGCGCCGCTCGGGGTGGGATCGCATGCGGCGACCTTGTCCGCCACCGGCAACGGCGCGGAATCGGTCAAGACGCCGTTCAGCGATCCGATTGTCGTGACGGCGCCGGACGCGCCGCGGAATCCGAAAGGGTGACACGTGGCGAAGCTGACGCTCGCGCTGTATCTGCTCGCGCTCGGCATCGTCGGGCCGATGCAGGAAGCCAAGGACGACGGGTCGATCTGTAGCACGAAGGGCGGGACCGCGCGCGGCCTGACGGTGCACGAGTGCCATTGTCGGCTGCAGTGCTCGACCGACGACGACGGCAACGTCACGTACGGGGAAGAGGGCGGGCCGGACACGTCACCGACGCGTTGCGCCAAATATTGTGTCAAGGGCGCGTGTGACTGTCATCCCGAACCGACGCCGAAAGACTGTGACGCGCACCAGCACTGAACGGACGCGGCAGTGGCGCGCGCGGCATCGCGCGGCCGATCGCTGTTGGTGTGGCCGAGTCCGTGAGCCACGCTGGAAAGTGTGTCGGCGCTGCCGCCTGATCGCCAATGCCCGGTACCACGGGGCCGCCGGATGAAGTGGAACGATGCACCACCGGCGTCGGCCGTGACGACCGAGCCGCTTCACGAAGCCGCCGCCGTCGCCGTCGCCGAGCCGCCGCGACCCACCACGCTCTCGGGGCAGTGGGGGATCCGCAATGAGACCGCCGCGAAGCTGAAAAGCCGGGCCACCAAGCGCCGTCGCCAGCTCCTGGCGCCGCCTGCGGACCGGACCGAACTGGCGCGGAAGTGGGAGTCGGCCGAGCGCCATCTCGTGATTGTGCAAGAGGCGTTGACAGCGGCCGAGGCGCGCGCCGCGGCGGCCGAGGCGGAACTGGCCCGCGTCCTCGCGCTGGCGCTGAAAGCACCCCTGATGTCCGACGACTCCACCGACGCCGCCAACGCCCGCCTCGTGCTCGCGAATCGTCGGTATGCCGAGACCATCAAACATCTGCGCGAGGCGATGCGGGTCGCGCTGGCGCAGATTGCGCGCGGCGATCTGACGGGCGCGGCGGACGTGTTGACGCAGGCCCTGGCACCAGGTGGGCTGGGGGAGCGATGAGCACGCATCCGCATGCCGCCGTCTTCAAACCGCTGCCGGCGCCGGTCATGGACCAGACGGCCTTCCTCGAGGTCCTCGAGCGGTGGGATCATCTCGTCCACGACCTCCTCACGCAGCTGGCCATGCGGACCGCCGAACGCGATGAGGCCCGACGTCGCCTCAGTCCGCCCGCGCGCGCCGTCCATGTGCATCGCCCACACCAGCCGCAACCGCCGTTGACGAAGTTACAGACGATCCGCCAGGCCGCGAACGTCGCGCGGATGCACGCGCGCGAGGAGTCCGCATGAACGACGCCCCCCAGCCGCCCCCTCGCGTCAGCGTCACGCCGGACGCGTCCTGGATCTCGATCCGGCGCGCCGCGGCACGCGCCGACGTGAGCCGCCGCACGATCTACATCTGGCTGGCGAAAGGCTTGATCCGCTATGTGCGGACCGCCGGCGGCGCCGTGCGGATCGACGCGGCCTCGCTCTTTCGCACGCCCTGACCCATTCCGATGCTGGAGGCCACGCCATGAACCCGCACACGTTTCCGCGCACCGCCCCCGCCCCCGATCCCGCCGCGCTCGTCACCGCCGTCCGCGCGGTGATCGGGGATCCGTTTACCGTGGAGCCGATCTCGATCGAGGGGGTGCTGACGATCACGATCGCCAAGCCCACCGTCTGGACCGCCGCGGACCTCACGGCCGTGCAGGGGGCCATCACCGCGTGTGTCGCCAGCACCCCCGCGCGCACGCAGCAGAGTGAGATCGACAACTTGAGTGTCCGGGAGAAAGCGATCTGCTTGACGCTGCTCGATCAGATCAACACGATTCGCAACCTATTGCCGGTCCCGTTGCCGCCGATCACCGTCCCGCAGGCTTTGAGCGCGATCCGGACGAAGGCGGGGACGCTGTAGGGACGCGCGGGCTTTAGCGGTCTAACTTGCGAAGCGCGCCCTCGACATTCTTGAGGTAGCCGTACGGTCCACTAACGACAGGCCCCAATGATTCGATCTTCGCGATGTCGGCGACGCCGCGGGCGTTCCAGACCAGGCGGAGCTGCTCGACGATCGACGCGGCTACTTCATCGCTGGCCTCACCGTCCGGTACCGCAACTTCTGCGCCTTGCGGGATCGGGAGGTGCGCGATCAACCTTCGCGCGATCTGTTCGAAGTCGGGGGGCTCAGGCATCCGGGGCCGCCAGATTTCACCGTCCGCGACGCCTGGACCGATCGGCGCGCCGATCGAACGGTCTATAGGACTCCCGATACCCGTACCGCGTCCCGTACAACCGACTGAACGGCACGTAGTCTCCAAACACTGATCCCCGAATCGCGCCGTGATCGGCCCAGCCCTCGGGGAGCACGAAGGCGGCCGCGCGGATCGCGTCGAAGGCATCGACCGATTGCACGATCGGCGGCGTGCGCGCTTGCAGGATCGCCACGGCTTCGGCGGGGGAGACGGGCGTCACGTCGACGCATTTGATCAGGCCGGCGACGACGAGACAGGTGGTCGTCATGGGGTCCTTTGCTTCCGGGGTCGACCGCCGAGTTTGCCGTTTTTCCGCGACGATGCCGCTTTCGCCGGGCTCGTCTTGCCCTTACTGGCGAGCCCCCCGCGGCGGCCCAGGGCGACGGCGTGCGGGTTTTTGCGTGCCATGGACCGACAGCGTAGCACGGACCGCTGTGGGTTGACAAGCGCTGTAGGTTATGGCATACTGAGGGAGTCAGAAAGCGGCGCCGCCCGGGGTGGTTAAGACCCCAGACGACGCCTGACCCGAAACCCGAGGTAAGTCGGATTAGCGGGCTGCCCGTCACTCTAAACGGGAGCCTTGCCACCCGGCAAGCAGGCCTGAACCGCCTGCGGAAAGGCTCTCCGTGACCACCCTCCAGAACGACGCCGTCGTCGTCGAACCTTCCGGCTTGGTCCGCGTCTGCGCCTGGTGCGTCGCGAAACCGCGCCTGGTGGCCCTGCACCGCGCCTATCGCTGCTCGGATGGCATGTGCGAGCGCTGCAGTGCCCGCCTCGAACAGGAGGCCGCGCCGACCCATCGCCATCCGTCGCTCGTGCTGGTCGCCGTGCTCGTCCTCGGCATGCTCCTCGGCTTGTGCGCCGTCCAGGCCTCCGCGCAAGGGCTCGACTGCGTCACCGTCACCGCGACGAAGGTGATCACGACGCCCTGGTGTGCGGAGCGGATGATCGTCACGGCCGCGCCGGTGGCCTCAACGTCGAAGTTTCCGCTCGGGCTCGCGGGCTTCGCGGCGATCGCCACGGGGGACGTGATGTCGAGTCAGCGCGCGTTCAAGCTCGGCGCGCAGGAGGGCGGACTCGGGCGCGGGCTCGAACAGAAGCCACTCGCGTTCATCGCGCTCAAGAGCGGCCTGATCGGATCGGAACTCTACATTCTGCATCGCCTGCACCAGACGCATCCGAAAGCGGCGTGGGCATTAGCGGCGGTGTTCTCGTCCGTCGAAGCGTTCGCGGTCTCGCACAACCTCGGCGTCGTGCGAGGCGCGCAGTGACCCGCTATCTCCTGCACCTGACCTCGCCGGCTGGGGTGTCCCAGACCCTGCTGTGTCCGACCGCGTGCTTACGCGCCCTGGTCGTGCTCACGCTGAGCGCGCAGCCGGTCGAGCTCCACCTGGACGACCTCGGGCCCGTGGTCGACGTCCAGCTCGTGCCGTTTCGCGACGGGGCCTCCTGTGGACCGGTCGAGGACGACGTCCTGCCGGGGCCGCGCCCGATCACGCGCCGGATGGTGGCGTCCGCGCGGCACCGGGCGGCGCGCCAGGCCTCGGGCCAGTGCCGCGACTGCCCGGCCCCGGCGGAGGCGACGAGGGCGCGGTGCGCGCCCTGCCGCGCGCGGCACAACGCCCGCCAACGGGCGCGCCGGACGGACGGCCGATGACCACCTACCTCCTCCATGTCACGTCCCCGTCTGGGGTGCACCAGACCCTGACGTTTCCAGACCCGTGCACCCGCGCCCTGGTGGTGATCACCTTGAGCGCGCAGCCGGTGACCGTGCGCGTGGAAGATCGCGAGGCGGTCGTCGAGGTCGCGCTCGTGCCGATCGCGGAATCGTGTGGACCGGTCGTCGACGTGGCGCTCGTGCCGACACGCGGCGGGCGCTCATGAGCCGCTACGGCGACGAGGACGCGGACGCGCTGGACGAAGGGCTGCCACCGAACGCGACGTGTACCGACTGCGGCGTTCATTACGGGAAAGCGGCGAGCGATCCGACGACCTGGTGTGACGCGTGCTCGGATCGCCGGGAGGCCTGGGCGGCGGCGCAGGAACTCCGGACGATGGCGAAGGCGGTGCTGGCGGCGGATGTGACCAACGTCAAGGAGATTGCCTGATGGATACGGACACGAAGTTGCCCGACGACGTCTACTCGAAAACGCTCTCGCGGCTGCTCGACAACCCGGCCGGCGTGAAGACGAAGGGCTCGACGATCGACCTGGTGACGCTGCTCGGGCATTCCGAGACCTGGGTCGTCCAGACGATTCGCATCGACCAGCACGAGACGGTGTTCGTGCAGCGGATCAACGTGGAGGGCGGGATGCGCCTGGTCCTGCCCCCGGCGGTCACCGCGGCGATCGCGCGGCAGCGGGACGCGATCGGCAGCGTCATCCGACGGCGCGGCGCGCGACAAGCGGTCGCGACGAAGCGCGCCCGGAAGGCGGCGAAATGATCGACTACTCGAAACTCCCGCAGCCGAAAGGCTCGACGAAGCTCGCGCGGGCGATCGCAAAGAAAGCCGCGCGCCTCCAGGACGCGCAGCAGCTCCGGGCCTGGGCGCTCGCGGTGAAAACGCGCGACCTCTGGAAAGATCGGAAGACCGGCGACCGCGTGTGGCGCACCCGCCAGCTCGATCCCTTGCGGGCCGAAGCGCATCACCTCGTCAGCAAAGACGACTGGGCCGTCCGCTATGACGTGCGGAACGGGATCACGCTGAGCCTCGCGACCCACCAGGCCGTGGAACAGCACCGGCTGCGGATCGTCGGCACGGCGTGGTTCTGGAAGGGGGGCACGCGTTACGTTGATGCGACCGCGCCGGTGATCTTCGTGCGAGACTCCGGACCATGAAGCGCGACACCCCGATGAGTCTGAGTCTGCAAATCCTGCGACGCCGGGTCCTCGAAGAGATGCGGAAACCCGGGCGTGACGGCCGGCCGCGCTTTGCCTCAGATGCCCAACTCGCCCAAGTCCTGCACGTCGATCCCTCGCACATCAGCCACTTCCTGCGCTCGGGGAAGCGCGGCGTCAGTTGGGCGCTGGTCGATCAGTTGGCGACGGTGTTCGACCTGCAGATCTGGCAACTGTTCTACACGGACGCGCCGTATCAGTGGCGCACCAAATGATCGGCGCTCAGTGCCCGCAGCAGGCGCTCGCCGCGAATCGTCCATTGCTCTCGCGACAGCGCAGCACGTTCGGGTTCGCATCCCAGGTATACGGCGGCGTCGTGCACGTCGTGGGCGCGGGCGTGGACGAGGGCGGCAGAAACGGCTCGGGATTCACGGGCACGACCCCGCGCGCAGCCATCCCCGAACAGGTCGCGGTGATCGTCGCCGAGCCGCTCGCGCGCTGCGCGGTCAGGAGGCCGGTCGTCGTGACGACCAGCACGCTCGGATCATCGGACTGCCAATTCGTACAGCTCGCCGTGACGTCCTCGGTCGTGCCGTCGGCGCGCACGCCGGTCACATGGAGCTGCGTGGTGGTGCCGGCTGCGGTCAGGGCGCTGAAGTCGGCGGCG